ATTGCTGATGATGTAGTCGTGCGTTGCCATGATTAAGCCTGTTCAGTGCCGTAGCCACTGGCGATGTACTGGAAGTTCCGGCTGATAGCAGTGCCAGCACTGTTGCGGAACGTCACTGTAAAGCCAGTCCTGCTAGCAGAAGTGACTTCATAGTAATCCCCTGTGGCAAGGTTGAACGCAGTGATGCCAATGGCTGGTGTGGCATAGAACGCTTTGGCGTAGGTCACCACGTAAGACGCCGCACCGCTGGTGATCGTGGCGCTGTTTTCGGTTCTGGAACGCAACACTAGCTCAAAGCCCAGTTCGTCCACCAATGGGGTCTGGTCAATGTGGGCGCTGCTGAGTGCCACCTTGAACTGGAACTGGCGACCGGCGTAGCTGCCGTTGTACATGGGTAGCCAGTCACCGAAGTCAAGATCTGATTCCAGCTCGAAGCGATCTGGACTGGCTTCCAGCAGCAATTTGTCGCCGTCTTCCAGCAGGAAAAATGCGTCTGCTGTTGCCAGATCACTGGCGCGGAAATAAATATCGGCGCTGGTGTCGTCAGGCAAGCCACCATCAAAATCACTCCAACGATCTAGATCTTCGGTTCGGCTGTCGATTGCATCAGCGGGATACAGTCCGCGTGTGGTCAGGATGCGGCGGAAGTCGACGGTGAACTTGGCGCCGAGGTCAACGATGTTGGTGAAGTAATACTCACCGCTGAGCCGTTGCTGCCCCATGAAATCCATGGCGCCAATGGCATCAAAATCAGGAACTTCATCAATCGTCTCGGTGCCGTCAATCACCACGGCGTCGTACACGTCTGAGTAATACGTGTTCAGGAATGTGCCCTGGTATGGCGGGCTGGTGGTGTCTTCCCGAACGGTGGTGACGGATAGGACCGGAATTTGATCGGGCTGATTGAAGATCGCGCTGGTGGCGTTTTGGCTACGCAGTCCAGCAGGATCCTCAAACTTCAGCAGGTATTCGCCGTTGAGTTTTGGCACCAGGGCGTAGGTGGTGTTGGCGCCAATGCGGTCTGCCAGCAGCGTGGAATCAGCCCACTCGCCAGTGCCATCAGTCTTGGTGCTGTGGCGGATGATTGCCGTCAGGAAGTCAGATCCAACGCCGACTGGTTTTGCCCAGCGCAGCATGATCTGGTTGTTGGCAATCTGTTCCAACGTGACGTTTTGCGCGTCTTCTGGCAACTGTTGAACACTGACAGTCGGTGTTGCGGTTGATGCAAATGATGGAACGCGGAATGTGGCGCGAGCAAATGGCGAACTCTTTTTGAAACCCAAGCCATACGCAATGATCGAAACATTCAGATTGAAACTTTCCGGCAAACCGATGATTTCTATGTTGGGATTAGTAGTGCGAACTGTGCGGGTATTGCCCTGCGCCGTGTTATAAAAAACGTCGTAGCCGAAGGTTGCGCCACCAGAACCCTTTGCCCAGGACACATTCACCTGCGTGGTGAGTACCGTGCCATCTCGAACTTGACCGGCGCTGAACGCGATGTTCTTAACTGCCGGTGGCGAAGCGTCAAACGTTGTGATGTCCGGGAACTGAAGCGCCTGTCCGTTATCGACTGAGGCGTAGATGCTGTCGTTGTGGACAATGCCGGTGATGGTGTAAGTACCATCGGCACCTTCGGCAGCACTGATGCAACGGAACTTCTGATTAGCAACGCCTGAAGTTGTGATACTCCAGATCGACTGGGCGTTGGGCGCAGTGGTGAAAGCGCTGCTGACGTTGATTGTGCTGCTGGAAACGCTGCTGATGTCGCGGGTTTCAACCGTGCCGTTGGGCAGCAGGCAGGTCAATTTGGGATCGGAACCAGTAACGGGAATCGTGACTGCCTGATCCGCAACAATGGCGGTGGTCGTAGCCGAAGAGATGCGACCGGAGATCCGTGTGCCTTGGCGGAGTTCATCGCAGACCGCAAAAATCTGACCGGGCAGCACCACTGCACCCTGCAGACCCGTGGAGAACGACACCACCTCATCGTCCAGGGCTTCCGTCTTCAGCGTCCATAACCCCACGCGCTGGGCTTGCCACTTAGACGTGCAGCCGAAACCGATCAGCTCTTTGACGATGTAGCCGTACTTGGCGATCAGCGCCGCGTCTTCAACGACAACAACGTTCGGCTTGTAGAAGTTCTCCGGATCGTTGTAGCGGACATGGACGCTGGTGCTACGGGTTTTTAGCGAGCTGCCGGAATATTCAAAGACGCCGCCGACAACGTTGGAGTTGTTGTAAATGTGCGAGACGCCAAGCTCGCTGCCGTCAAGGTTGCCGTGGTCTGCCGCAACTTGGATGACATTGTTTGACCAGAACAGGATGCCCCGGAATACCGAAGCCATGTCCATCAAGACGTTGTAAGCCTCGGCGCGATCACCGATGACGACGTTGCAGGCGAAGCGCGGCTCGCGGGTACCGTCAGGATTGGTGACTAGCTGGTTCGCGTATTTGGCGATGGGGTACAAATCGACCCAGTTCAGGTTGGCGGCAGTGACGAATTGACCAGCGCCATAGCGGCGGTTGGTAAGGATGTCGTAGAAACAGCAGACTGGACAGGTTGTCCACTTCTCGGCGGTTTGGAGCGCACCGTTGAAGCTGGCGTCGTCAAAAGTCAGGTAGCCACTGGATTGCACTATGGCGCCAGTTGGGATCTTGACCAGGCGACCTTTGATCAGATATGCCCGTGACGGCAGGCTGCTGAACGCCTTAGTTGAAATCGACAGTTCGTTGAGTGCCGAATAGTTGTAGTTGACGTTCTGGGCAATCGTCTGTGAATACGAAGACCAAATAATCTGGTTGCCGCGATTATTGGCGAGCGGTGTGTTCTGCGGTGTTTCTTTGAAGCTGGTGTATTTAATCTCAAAATGACCTTCGCCTAGATCGACCTTTTCAACTTTGATATTCCAGGGACCAGCGCCAAAGGTTTTGAGATTGATCAGACCAGTGCTGTACTGATAGTTGTTGGTGGAAACACCGCTGATGCTTCTGTCGGATGCCAGGATGAAGCCGGTGCTGCTGCCCTTGGCTTGCACATAGACGCGAACTTGTAGCGTGCCACCAAATAGTTGACCCTTGGCAAGGCTTTCCTGTGCTACGGAATACAGCTTGGGGATTGTAAATAGCAGCTCGACGTAATCAACAGTTGGGTCAGTAATCTGGCGCGTGATCGTTCCAGCGCCGTATTTACGGTTGACGACTTCGTTATTGCTGTTCAGGTCTTCGCTGTAGTTTTCACCGATCTCTTGGTTGACCTCAACGATCTCAGATGTGCCGTCGTTGAACCATGCAGTCTTGCCCTGCTGTGCAGCTCCAATTAGCGAGTTGGCAGCGATCTGATCCTGTGGAAAGTTATAACTACCGTCGCTGTTTTGTATCGGTGTTTCGTTGAGGTAGACGCCTTGCAGCCCGTTGATCACGCCACCAATCGGACCTTCACACAGGAGGTCAAGAACTTTGATAGTGGTGACGGAGTTAAGTGCCATCTCAGTAGAGCTGATACCCGATGCTATTGAGCCGCAGGTAGATCGGGTTGGTGCCTTCGCTGCCGTTAGCCACTGCGCCAGCCGCGATCACTTCAACCTGGACGGTTACGATGCTTTCGGTGTTGATGTCCGGCAGTTCCAAGCGGTGCATCCATCCAAAGAACTGTCCGCCAAAGATCAAACCTTGAATTGTTGCCTGATCGGCTGCAATTAGATAATCATCGGTGGTGAAATAATCGCGGAAAACTTTCAACTCGTAAGTGATATAACCATCGACAAATGTTGTTCCAGGTCCACCGGCATAATCGTACAGTCCGTTCTCCAGTGACAGGGCGACGTTGAAGTCTTGATATTGAGCGGTGCTTGCCATGTAACCGCCGTAGACATTCAGCGAAGCCACGCAACGGCTAACCGTGGGATCAACGCGGATGAGTTGCGTGCTGTTGGTGACGCCGTATTGACCGACCGGATCAAAGTATGCCGGCGAATTAAACGCAGTCTTGTAGACGCGCTTGGCAATGACGCCCGACTTGTCCGAAAAGTCATCCGTAAGGATTTCGTTGCCAAAGCGGATGGTGTCAACCCCAGGAGAACGCAGTGAGGTCAGCACCGGGTCAGACTCATCGGCAATCTGGAATTTGGACTTGAGCAGGTGGCTGCCGACGAGCACCTTGCCGTAAGCCAGTGGCACTGTTGCGCCAACGCCCACCGTATTTGCAGCACCGGTGTAGGCATAGGACTGCTGACCGTCGATGCCCGAGGTGACGTTTTCGGGTCCGTTCGTGCGGTTCCGGCTGCCCATGCGATTGCCGGCGCCACCCAAAGAAGAACCAAAACCGCCAAGGGTAGGAACTTGCGGTTGAGGGACTAAGGCTTGAGCAATACCACCTAAAACTAATGATGCGCCAATACCAGCAACAGCAGTACCAACAGTGCCAATACCAAAAAGACCGCCCGCAGCAAAACCTGTGGCAAGACCTCCGGTAATGATCGTCAAAGCAATCAGGCCAATGCCAGCCAGAATCTGACCACCTGCATCACCGGATCCGCTAAGTACCGGAACGATGACCAGATCCTTCTCACCGAATGGCAGCAGTAGCTCTTCGTAGGTAAAGTCTTGCCCGCCCTGCAGCACTTGGTAGCCGATGCCGTTCTCCTCTGACTTCAGCAAGAAGTCTTTGAATTCAGGCTTGTTGATGCACAGAATTTTGATCGCGTCCGCCGGTGTACGCAGGTTGTAGTAGGTATGCTCAGCGCCAAACCGTTCGCCCAGCTCACCCAGCAGACGAACCCGCTGCATATCGGAACACCGCAGCAATGCTTTTTACATAGTAGCTGGATAACCACTCCACACCACTGAGCCGGTCCCGCATGTGATGCAGGATTTCCCAGGGCGCAACGAAGATCGCTGCGTGCATCGGCTCCCGTGTCCCCAGCTTCATGATCGCCACATCGCCAACTCGGCGCTGCTCAAATTCCACCCGCTCAAAACCAAGCCCCAACGCCTGCCGCATGTAAATACTGGAACTGGTCTCAAGGTCGTCCGGGCGCTCAAAGTCCGGTAGGTCGATCCCCTGCAACTGGAAGTACGACCGCACCATCGTGTAGCAGTCCTGCTCGCCGTAGATCCAGGGCTTGCCGATCAGTTGTTGATGGTCAGCCATTTGTCCTGCGGCAGTTGGTAGATGAGCCAGGGCAGCTTGCTTTGCTGGCAGGCTTTGCGGTCCAGTTCGCTGGCGTCCTGTCCTTCGGGGTGGCTGTGGATGATGGCGACAATGGTTCCGCTCAGTGTTGCCCGCAGGTAGTCTCGCGGATCAAGGACAAAGTGCTGCTCTGGTTTTTCGCACAAATTGCGGCACCGTAAGTATTTCTGCTCAGCGCCGACCTGTACCAGTAGACCGCACGCTTCCCATGGCGCAACCTCACGGGCGTGGGCTTCGGCGTCAAGTTTGGATGCGGGAGCCAGGGTAACCGCCATGCGGATAGTCGGAAACGCCAAGGGTGTCGAAGCGGATCTTGCAGCTATTGAACCGCTTGCCGCATACATCGTTAGCCGCGTTGGTGGCGTTGTCGTTCACGTCAAAGTAACTGCCGCCCGTGTAGCCGCACTCTGCGCCGCGATAAACCCATGGGCAATAATCCTGAACTTGACGACCGGGCAGTTGCAGGTTGGTGAGATCCAGCTTGCTGGTTAATTCAAACTCAACGAGCTGGATGTTCTCCTTGGATACGCGGTCGATGTACCAGATCTGATCCTCAAACTTGGCAGTTGGATCAGCGGTCGGGTTGGTGCCACCAGCAAAGTTGATGCCATCCAAGAATTTCTTGCAGGTGCGGATGCGGGTGACCTTTGCCTGCAACGGGTTGTACGCCAGCAGCAGGGCGGAAATGGCGCCAGTGACGTTGGCGATCCGCATGGTTGGGCGTGGCAGCGTGCCCTTGGAGTTCAGCTCAAAGCCGTCGACTTCAATCGGTGCCGCTGTGTAAGTGATGCCAGCAAACACCACATTGGCGGTCAAGCCGTTGGTGCCGGCGTGGTAGTAGAACGTGGTATCGATGCCGTTGACGGCGGCAGTCAGTTGCAGTTGAAACAGCTCAATAACCGCTGATGGTTCCAGCGATTGGATCTGTGTCTGAATTGACGTGGGTGTCGTCATGCCTCAAACACCTGTTCAAAAGTTGCAGTCACCGTATTGATATCCGCGTATTGATGCGTTCTTTGCCATTGACGACAAACCCATTTGTATTGCGTTGCACTATTGAGTGGCGTCCAGTCAAAAGCTTCCTGTCCAGCACGTGCATCAAAGAATGCCTCAATGGCATCGGCAACAGAATTGCTTTTTGCGCTCCAAGTCAAATCCCATGATTTCGGGTTTTGATTGATGCCGAATACAACGCGTTGTTCATAACCTGATCCAAATTTGATTGCGTTGATATTTGGCTGACTGTTTTTTTGCGCACCAAAATCAGGCGTGGATTGACCAGTAGCTACACCCAAAGTCGCGTCGTTGAAAGTAGCCATGATTAGTACAGTAAGCCTCCGGGCTTCTTCTGTTTAACCAATTCTGCTTGAACAGCGGCGGCAACCACACCTGCCAATGCTTTGCCTTGTGATTCGTTGCCCTGCACGTTGCTACCAGTGGCATCAACATTAACAATGATATCGCCGCCCATGCTGTTCTTCATCGTGACAGGAATGCTGCGACCGTCCGGCAGAGGCACATAAGCCTCGGGACGGCTGCCTTCGCCATACATGGCAAGCTGCGGACCGGAAGCAATACCACCAGCGGCATAGCGGCGAAGTTTCATCGGACCGTTGCCAGTCATGATGCCGCCCATGGCAAAGCCAAAACCACCGGTAAATGCCAATGGATTAAAGCCAATACCACTGGCGTTGAGTTGAGAAACATTGCTTAAAGGAGCTGCAAGGCTAGATGCTGCTGGGGCACCAAAGCCAATTGCGCTCATAATGCTTTTCAGCACAAATTGCTGAATAATCATGCGGGTGGTGTATTCAAGAATCTGCACAGCAAATTCACGGAAGTTATACGTGCCATTAACAAGCAGCGAAGTAATCGAATCCTCAACACCTTTAATTCCACGCAAGCTCAACTCAGACATTGCGTTTCTGACGGTGCCAACATTGTTTGCGTAACCACGCAGTCCATCACCCAAGCCAGCAATTGCATTGTTGTTGTATTCAAAAGCACGAGTCATTGCATAAGTTTGATCTGTAATTGCAATAAATGTGTCAGACAAACCTTGCCAATAATCGCTCATCTTCTGGGCGGCTTCACCTGCAGCCAGATTCATCTGGCTTTCATTAAGATCGTCGATTGCCTGAACAAGTGGTGTGACGTTTAAATCACCACCAGCTTCTTTGTATGCCCTAGCAAGATCAAAGACTTGTTTTAAAAGTTGTTTAGTTTCTTGATTGGCTGCGCGAACTGCTTTTGTATAGTTGTTTTCAAAAGCATCAAAAGCATTTCCACCAAGTAATCGAGTCTCAAGTGAAACATCTTCCGTAGTCTCTTTAATTTTGTCAAGAAACCGTTCACTTTTGCGATAAATATCATTTCTTTGTTCGGCTAAACGTGCTTGCAATTTTGCTGCTTTTTCCGCAGCTTTATCTGTTTTCGCTTCTGGTTGAATCCCAGGCAATCCTTTTGATGGCTCACCTGTTCCGGTTGTCGCTGCTTTTTCAGCAGCACGCAAAGCAGACAATTGTGCAAAAGTTTCTGTACGACGTTTGACTAGAACGTCATATTGACCTTTTTCAATTACTCCAAGACCAGTGCCACCTTTTCCTCCAAGTTTTTCGAATGCTTGAATTCTTTGATCTGTTACATTAAGAATTTTTTGCAAGTCATTAATTTGCCCTTGCCTGCCCCTACCAAGACCGAAAAATTCATTTAACTTTCGAACCGCCGCATCAATTGCGCCAACAATAGCCGCAAATGTATTTTGAAAAGCTGCGCCAATTGGTTTAAGTAAACTGCCAATACTTTCATTCAATCGAGAAAGAGAAGTACGAAGACGATCGCCAGCAGCGTCTGGACCATCTGCAATAATTTTTGCGTTTTCGCCATATTCAGCAAAAAGTTTTTCCGCAAATTTTTGGAAATCTTGCAAGCTAACTTCGCCATTTTCAAGAGCTTTATCTAACTCTTGGGGTGTTTTACCCATTGACTGGGCAAACAAACTGAAGGCACCAGGTAAGCGTTCGCCAATTTGCTGACGAAGTTCTTCGGCTGAAACTTTGCCTTTACTGAATACCTGTGATGTTGCAGTCAGAGCAGAATCAAGTTGTTGAAGTGAACCACCAGTGCCTCGAATACCCGATGCAATGCCAATAAATGCTTTCTCGGCATCCTTTACATTGCCGCCAGCGCCCTTTACAGAAGCAGTAAGTTGCGTGAATTGACGAGTAAGAATCTCTTGTGGAATCGCAAGATCCCTGCTCGTTTTATCAATAAATTGCAAAGCTCGACGATATTCACCAGTGTCTTTGGTGACAAGTTGCAGAGCTTGACGTTGCTTGGCGATTTCAGCGGCATATGTTGCAGCTCCGCCCAACGCTTGCCTAGCCATTCCAACTTGTGCGCCAATGGCACCACCAGTAGCGGCGCCCAAGGGACCGCCGAATGCAGCGCCGATGCCAGCCCCTAACAGGCCTTCAATACCACCAAAAACACCAGCAGCGGAAATCGTTCCAGCAG